TATCTATTGTTTCTGAATAATCTTCTGATAATACTGTAATATCAACAGCAGTTGTGGCTATCCCTTGTCCATCCCTTGAATATTCATAATCACCATTACGTTCATATACTATACAAGGTAGTTGTGTTCCTTCTGGTATTACTAACGGATACACTTTTTTTCCAACTGTTGAATATATAGTTGTTCCAGTAGTTGTTAATAAACTATATATTACTTTTCCTAATGCTATCATTTTATAATATTTTATAATTAATAATAATTTTTATGTTCTTCTTTATGGTGTTCATCACATAATCCTTTTAAGTTCTTCCAGTCAAATCCTAATTTTCTTTTTTCTGCAATTGTATCTACTGTACTTATTGGTATTATATGGTGAACTTCAACCGCACTTGTTATTTTATCTTCTTTCATACATTCAACACATAAAGGATTTTCCATTAAATATTGTAATCTTATTTTTCGCCACGTTCTTGTATTATATACCGCTTTATGATTGAGATTATCCCTTTTATTAGTTTCTTTTACTTTTACGTACTTCTTTTTATTTAAAAATATTGTCGGCATTATTTTGTTGTATTATACTTACTAACTGTTTTTTCAAGTGATTGAACAATAGCATCACTTACTTTCTTTTGTGCTTCTTCTTTTCTGCTGTTCACAGCATCAAAGAAAAAGTTTGTGGCTATCACTTTACCTGTATAATGTCCAGCACTATTATCTTTTCTTCTTCTCCACACACTACGTTTACTACCCTTCTTATAATATCTATCTTCTGTTCCCCACTCTATCCACCTATATTTGAAGTTTTTTATACCAACCTTTAATCCGAATGTTGAACGCATAGGTTCTGTAGCAAATGACTTATTAAAATTTTTATAACCTGTCGTGCTTTTATTCTTTTGCTTGCTTTTAAAATTTGATTTTGCTTGTTGGAGTATTGGCTTACTGGCTTCACGCATTCCACCTAACACAATACGATTTTGCACTGATGGAACTAATTCTGAAAATAATCTTTGTAGTTCAGCATCATTGATAATTTGAATATCAATATAATCTTCTGCATTAGGACGTGCTGCCATTATTCATTTATTAATTCTGTTGTTATTAGTAATCCTTCTCTATAACCAACTTCTTGAATAAAATTTATTCTGTATTTCTTTTCTCTCCACACTATTATCATATCCTCTGTAATTGCACGATAATGTGTAATAAACTGAATATTATTTGATGTAAATATTTCATTTGCATCAACACCTTTACTACCACTAACATATTTTACTTCTGCTTTAATTGAAAAAACAGTTTCATATGTTATTGTTTCAGCACCATAAATGTCACGAACACTTACTGCTTGCTGAACAATTATATTATGTCGCATATTATTTACATTCATAATTATCCAACTATAAAATCCCTGTATGGGTCAAGTAAAAATCTATATGAATACGGAACTTCACTGCCTTGTGCAAATGATACCATATTTCTATTCAAGTAAAAATGTGCTGCTAACATTATAACTGCGTGTACAAAGCCAATAGGAGTTGTATTACCAGTAAAACCAGACATTGATGTAGTAGCACTATATTTTAAGTATTCACAAGATGCTGCATATGCAACATCTAAATAGTGCTGCAATATTGCATCATCATCATTATAATCCTGTTCAATATTAAGTTGCCTTTTGAGTTGATTGATATATATATTCATAATATCTATTTTATTATAAATACAGTATAAACATTAAAAAAGCCACCACAATATGTGATGGCTCTTTTGAAAAAATATATATTAAGCAAAGACTTCTTAGGTAAGGTTTGCATATGCAAATGATGCACTTCTGCGTTTTGCCCAAGACCAATAGGTATTGATAACCAATTCAACTTGTCCAGTTTTTGCATAAGTGTAAGGGTTCACAAGAACGTCCATACCACCCCAGTTACCAACAAGCAAGTCATTCCAGTTACCAAATATAACTCTACCACTTGTCATATTTGAAGTACCATAAAGTGGGTATCCGTTCATTACATTACCTTCACTTGCAACAAAAATACCAGAACCACTATCTTTTGAAGTAGTTTTCAAAGTACCCTTCAATGTTGGGTGAGTAATATAAGCAAGTCCACCCATAAGTGCATTGCTTGTATCTACTGCACTTTCAAGTGCAACTATTTTTGCCCAAGATGTAGTACCAGTTGAAGTATATGTAACACCGTTAAGAATACCAGCGGGACGTGAAGTTGACGATGCTGTTGCATCAAGGATTGAACTTTCAAGAGTTGCCATAATGCTATTACGCATATCATTGATAAGTACTTGTTCAGCACCAATACTATCTTGTTCAAGGAACTGACGAGACACTAAGAGAATAGTTGTAAGTCTCTTAGGTGCTAATGTTACTTCAGAAAAAGTACCACCAGATTCTGATTTTGCACCAACTTCAGTTGCCCAACCGCTACCAGTTCCAGCATAAACTGGAATTGAGATATCTCCTGTTAAGTTCTGCATCAACTGTGCACCAGCAGCAAAAACAACTGATGAAGCATACAATTTTCCAATAAGTCCAAATTTATCTTCTGCTACTATTTCTTGACCAGCGTATTGTGTACCAGCCAAAAGGTTAGCACGTGTTTCAAAATTTGTAGGTAATACAATCTGTCCTTTGTATGATAAGCCAGACTTAGCAAATGTTCTTTTACCTTCATCAAGTAATGCAAGGCTGTTTTCATCAAATGAACGACCTTCAGCAACATCACGTATAGTTTTTAATAAAACTGAATTTTCCATATTCTTATTTTCTTTCTTTATTATTGTAATATTATTTTTTTCGTTATTTCTTTTTTGCTCGATTTCTTTATCGAGTTCTTCAAGTTCTTTTTTCACATTTTCAAATGCGGTATTCTCAACAGCAGACATTTTTCTTTCTTCTGCCTTTGCACTATTGAATATACCTTCAAGTTCTTGAACTTTATTTTTTCTTATTTCTATAAGTTCTGTGTAATCCATAATTATAGTTTTTTATAAATACAATTAATTTTTAAATGTTTGTATGATATTTTCAAATGACTTATAATAATCATTTAATTCCTGTTTCTTTTTTTCTGCCACCTGTTCAACATTTTCCTTTACTTGTCTTTCTGCTTCTGCTTTTTCCAACTCTGCTTTCTTCAATTCTTCAATTTTATCAGCACTTCTTTTACCAACAGTTGTTGCTTCATAAGCAGGACGATATACAGGACTTACATCAAATAATTCATCAAATTGTGTTATTGTACGTTTGTACATACCATTACCAATGTTTTCCCAAGTTTCACCATCTTCTTTTACAGTAAATGCAAATGATGAACTGAAAATGTCACCACGTTCAATAAGTTCAGCAAGTTCTTGATGTGTTGATGACTTGCCAACCTTCCACCAGTAACGTAATCCTTTATCATCTACTTCTAAATGCAAAGAACCTTTACCAAAGCGTGAACGTGCAAAGACACCTTTATTTTCATTATGATTGAGCACCGCTAATACATCAGACCTATCCAATACACCGTTAAGTGCAGATGGTGCTATTTCTTCAACAAAGCCACCTAAGTCACGTGATAATGTGTTGAACAATAATGCATAACCTTCAACAATACCTTTATCATTGTCTGCACGTAGTTCTATTTCGTAATTTCTTACTTCTTTTTCCATATTATTTTAAATTATTATCTATCTTATTTTCTGCTATTAATGCATCTGTAGGCTGTAAATTCGTTTGAATATATGCACGATTGCCACCACTTACAGGGAATGTAGCATTAAGTTTTTCACGTATTTCATTTGTAGTATAACCACCAACGCTATGTAACTTCACCATAACATCAGCACGTGTAGTAGCATCCAACCTAATTAGGTTTTCTGTGTCGAATTTTAAATCACTTACATTCCATTCAGATTGTAAGAATAATTTTCTGAAAAACTCATTTTCAAATTTTTCAATTATTGGAAGCAGACAGTTATTTAAATAATCCAATCCCTGTTGTTCAGCAGTTGAAAATTTACCACTCTCACTAAATGCAAGTGATGGTGGCACATTGAAAAACCTACAAATGTCTATAACATTAAACTGCTTGCTTTCTATTAATTGACTGTCTTTTGGTGATATTGTTATTGGCTGATACTCCAAGCCACTATCTAATACCACAACAGAACCAGATTGTCCACCTAATTCACTGTTCAAAGCAGTAATAAAATCCTGTTTTGCTTTTACTGCTTTATCTCTACTAATGTTCACACCCTGTATAGGACGTAATATACCAGCAAGGTTTGCACCACTTTTGAAAAAGTTGCTGCTGTGCTGGTCTGTATTATATGCTATTTCCAGAGTTGTTGCTGCATATGATAATGTGCTTACACCATTAATTCCATCAGTAGTGTAATTCAATATTATAATTAATTGTGACTTATCAAATGCTTTCTTATTTACATTATCATAATAAATAATATCATTATTCTTTGTTTGAATTTCTATATTCTCGGCATTTAATAATGTTAAGCCTTGAACATTACCATTTTTTGCTCTATCAATATATATATATGATGCACCTTTCAATAGCATTGATGTCACCACCAATTTCATAAATGTAAACTTACCCATATAAGGATTTGGCTGTACATTAAGGATATTGTATAATGAATTATCATAATTAATATACTTCCAATTATCTTTATATGTATAAGGGTTCAAAGGAAGTGATGCAATGCTATCACCTATTAAATTTACACACCTGTATACAGTGCTTAATTTTAATGCTTTACTCTGAGTATAAGAAGCGAATGTATTAAATCTAAGTGTACCATACACAGGATTTGTCCATTCTTCAAACTCACGCTTTTCTTCTTTTTTATTGTTAAATATTCTTGTAAATATATTAGCCATAACAACTATTTTTTATAAATACAGTATTTTATATTTTTTAATACACATTAAATGCATAACGTGGACTTTCTAAATACAATCCCAGACAGTTGCATATACTTGCAACACCGTCAATTTTTTTGCTTTTATTACTTTTATCCAATGATAAATTTCCCATTTGATTTTGCTTTATAATGACGTTCATAAACATCCATTTAGTAATACTATTTTTCTGTAGTATAATATTTCCAGTCATTAATAAACGCTGCAATTCTTTTATTGGCTTATTTAAACTACCTGCCGTCTGTGAATATGGTGTTGAAAATAAACCAGCATCTGTTGCACTTATAATAAATTGTGTACTGTTCCATTTATCATAACCGATATTTTGTATTGGATGTACTTTATTTACTTCCAATAAATCAGTTAATATTCTATCATAATCACATACATTACCAGATGTAATATGTATTTCACCACGTAGTGCTGCATCCCTAAATAAATCCTTATTTATGTTTGAATTAATACTATCTTCTGGAATATAGTAATCATTGATAAAAATTAACTTATCATCCAATTGTATCATCTTTGTAACGCTGGTAATGTCACTTACACTACCCAAGTCAATACCAACCCAACATCCATCAACATTACTGAACATATCATCATTAATTGATAATTTCTGCATACTTTCAATAATATACTTTTCTGGTATCCAGACTTCTTCAGTGTTAGCACGTGTCCATACATTAAAATGCTTTACCAATACACCATTTCTTTCTGCTTCATTCTGTACTGCTTTATTTACTTCATCAGAGATAAATTCAGGATTGACACTTATTGCTATATTGGGATTTGCTTTTATCCAATTGTTTTTGTCTTCATAATTATCATTTTCATCAATTGTATATATTACAGTGAATTGTGAATTATCTTCAATAATATTATTCAGTACATCAATACAGTAACTGCGTAACTTATAGCAAAAACTTTCAGTGTTAAATCCTGCAGTGGTAATTACAATAAACAGTGGCATTTCACGAGCACCCATTGATGATTTTATAACATTATACATCTTATTGTCGGGTGCTTCGTGCAACTCATCTATGATTGCAAATGATGCTGATAAACCATCTAACTTGCTGGCTTCACTTGCAGTAACAATCAGTTCATTATTCTTGAACTTGATGCTGTTGTAATATTGCTTTAAGTGTTTTCCTTTATTGTCCAGCATTGCAGCGAATTGCTTCACCTTCTTGAAGTCCACATTCTTCGCTTGCTCCCTTGAATTAGCACTTACTATTACCTGTGCGTCTGGGTCGAATATAAGATGATACAATGCTAATGCTGTGACTAACTGTGACTTACCATTTTTTCTTGCAAGTTCAATATATGCGTATTTGTATTTTCTTGTTTCAGTTTCTTTCTTATATATTCCATAAAGGTTGCATACAATAAATGTTTGCCAAGGTTCTAATATGAAGTGTTTCTTCTTGCTTGTTTCGGTTAAATATAGTGTGTTGATGAATTGTATAACAGCATCAACAGCACTGTCATTATAATAATATCTTTCATCATTTAAATCATTGATAAATCTCTTTGCTGCCAACACCATATATTGGCAAGCAGGTATTACATTATAAATAATTTCATTGGCATATAATATTGCAATTTCCTTATTCGACATTTCGTTTTTCAGTATCCTTATTCACAACAGCATATCCTATCGGCTTCTTCTTATCCTGCTGTGCACTTATGCTTTTAATGGTCTGTACGAATTCATCTTCAAGTTCTTCATTCTGTGACGATTTTTCCAATTCATTCATTTGCTTTATTATCATACCATTAAGTTGATAAATAATATATAGGTTATTTTGATTTTTATTTGCCTTATAATTTCTTATTAAATCATTATATAGTTCTGCATTATTAATAATAATTGTTTTCTTAACATCACTACTGCAATACTTATT